TCTTTCATGTTTTTCCTTTGTTTTAACTATTTAGGTAGTTGTGATACGTATTATATAGGAATATATTACGAATTGCAACACCAATTTAACCGAAAACAAATAAATCATCAAATGTACTATTGGTATCAGTATTACTACGAATATCCCAACCAAGTACACCCAATAAGTTATCAATCTTCTCATCTACTAATGTTTGTTCCATAGCTGAATCATCAAATGGTAACTCAGTAAACCATTTGGGTAAACGTAATTCATCTACAGGATACGCTACACTTGTAAACCCTAATGGATTAGATTTGAGTTTACATACCACAACCTTCATACCATCAATAATCTTTTGACTATATTGGTCACCGTTTACTCTACGTAAGTAATTGTAGTTAAGTGCGGCTCTTACGTGACCGGGCATATTTGCACGACCTGTACTACTTTTAGCTTCTAAGTCACCATACATTGTAAGTTTGTTTACACCTTTAGGAGAACCCTTAGTCCAACTATCTTGTGCGGTTAGTACACGTTTGAAGTCTTTGACAGCCTCAATAACTTCAGTACGACCTTTACCTTGTTGAAGAACCATTTGTAGTACATTCATTAAGAACTCTTGTACATATTTAGGAGTATCAGCACGTTTCAAGTCAAGACCCATAGCTTTGATATCACCCAAGTCGCCATTTTTATCTTTACGTTTACCTTCTTTGTCAAAGATGTTAATAGCATACCGCTTCTTAACAATAAAGATAGCACGATCACCTATCAATTCACGACCAGCTTTGATAATCTCACCATTCTTGCGAGGAGCATGAAATGCTTTCTCCATAAATGCAGGGAACGATTCATTTGCTTGTTCAGCGATGCCATCATATAGACCAATGCAAGTTTCTTTATTCCACTCTAATGCACCACTATCAATCTGTGGCTTTAGTGTTGGATATGCTGTAAAGTAACAACTGTCAGTATCACCATATACAATAGCATTGCCGTCATGTGAATATACACCTTCAACTGTTTCATTGATAGTACTCATCATGTGTTTAACAATCTGTCTTCCTGATAGTGTTACACTTTGGCCTATACGCTTATCATAGAAACGACAATGTTCATTCAACAATGCACCATATGCCGAGTTCAATAAAATCTTACGAACAAGTTGTCGTTTATCCCAGTACTCTCTATCTTCTGTAGTAGTTGCTTCTTTGAGTTTTTTCTGCATCTCTTTACGATCTGAGTACCAACGTGTTAGTAGACCAGGAACTACACCTTCTTTTTCGTAAGTAAAGATTGTACCATTAGCACTTAACATCCAGGGCTTATGGCTGTCAAAGACCATCTTCCAGACTTCTGCCGCTGACATTTCTACACTACGACCATCTTCGTAGTCTACTGTAAGCATAGTGCCACGTTCTTGATTCATAATAGCTGTGTACTCTAATGCACCGAATAGATTTTCCCAGAGAATAGATCCTGTAACAGCGTCATCACCTTCTTTGTGACGTTTCTTCTCACTTGCTAATCGTGCGCCCTTTTCGTGCATATATTGGTCAGTGATTGTTTGTCTGACCTGAGCAACGATGGTTTCACCTGCCATGTTGAGGGCACGAATAACCGAGGGATAGAGACTGTTGATGTCAACTGCTCCGACATATTCATGCATACCTCTTTTCGGCGTAGCAACAAAGGCACCTGCTGCCTGCTGGATTTCATCATCATTTTCAGTCTTTCGTTTTTTATCTGGTACTACTAAGCCACGTTCATGGGCCTCATTAAAAATTGCCATCTCAATCATTGCCACCGAACCCATAACTGTTGGAAGCAGTACTGTATTTTCATGTGCAAGTTGATTAGCTAATTCTAAAAACTTAAGTTTGTTGTGAATCTTCACCAACAACATAGTATCTTGTCTGTTGTATTCAATGAACTTTTTAAAGTCTTTGTTATACAATTGGTCAAGAGTACCTTCATATTGAGTTTTGTTTTCACCTACTTCCATCTCACCGATACTGTCAAGTTTATAACTGTGACGACTTTCATAGTTATACTTCTTGTATAGTTGTAGATAGTCCAAGTGAATACGACCTACTAAGTCATATGTTGTTTCACTCTTACCGAATCGTTCATATTCACGTGCTTTAGGAAGTTGACCCATCAAGCAAAACTTGCGTGTATCATCCTTACTCATCACTCTAGTAACACGATTGACCATGTAGGGTATATCATATCCTTCACTGTTCCAACCAGTCAATACATCAGCATCTTCAATGAGTTGAAAGAAAACGTCAAACATTTCCTTCTCTGATTTGAATAGCATTGTGTTCTCAAACTCATTAGTGATTTCTTGGGCTGTTTCACTGCTCATATGTTTCGGAGCGATCACTAATGTAATACATTGATCTAGCCAATCTAAGTAACAACTGATAGCTGTAACAGGATTGAATGGATCACTTGTAGGACTAAATCCTTTTTCAGGATCAAAGTCTACTTCAATGTCAAAGAAACAAGTATGAAGTTTAGGTGCATCAATGCCAAGATAATTTTCACTTAGACAGCGAAAGATTACCGGTACATCGCTTTCAAATAATTTCTTACCTGAATGAATACGTTTTTCTTTTTCAAACTCTTGTCGTTTACGAGTGCTAAAACGACTGACTGGATTGCCATAAATGCTACGATGTTTACCCTTAGGATCGGAATAATACAATACATAGTTAGTAGGGTATTCTTTGTATTCTCTTTTGCCGTCTTTATTTCTCTCTACGACATAGATACGATCCTCATCCCTACTGTGAATAGCATCCACATAACTCATAGAGTTTTGCCGACTGTTTCCAAGATTGTATTGAGTTCATCGTGGTCTTTGTTTGTTTGACCCAATGAAGCTTTGTGTGCAATTTTAATTGCTTTCTTTAGTGTAGAAGCCTTGATTTCAAGTTCTTCTGCTACTGCTTTGATAGTGTCGCTCAATCCACCATTCAATGTATCAATTTCATGTAGGACATGCATACCTTCATTGACTAGTTGAGTTAGTTTAATCTTAGCTTCACCGTTAAAGGTTCTGTTATAATCTGACATAGTTTCTCCTTAAATAATTAGTTAGTATACTTGGTTTGTGTAGAGAAGTCAAGTATTTTGTTTACCTTCTACAATCTTTTTGACCAATTTAGGTAATCCTGGATTGACATGTAATGCATGTGGCATTAGTTCATTGCGAATATAGTTTCGGGTATATCTGGAATTCTTATTTGATTCATCTTCTATCCAGGGTACATTGTGACTTTCACACCAATAGATGAAGTCTTGTTTTCTAGTAGTTAGAAATGGTCTAATTACATTGTTGCGAGTTAATGGAATAACTTTGGGTGTACCATGAAGACTTGACCAAATATATGTTTCAACACAATCATCTAAATGATGACAAGTAATGACTGGGCCAAGATCATTTAAAAATTCATAGCGTTCTCTACGCCAGTATTCTTCTTGACTTTCTTTACTATTTTTTTGACTGCGAGGTGAGCCGTACATCATAACAATACTATGTTCACCACAGTACCTAGAAACAAACTCTGCGGCTTTTTCACCGTTTTGTGTTCTATGATTAAAATGGGCGATAGTGATATCGTGTTTACGACTTAGAAAGTCAACAACTGCCATGCTATCTACACCACCGCTACATGCGATTGTGATACTTTTGGGTAATGGAACTGTTAACTTAATCATTTATCTATTGTAACATAGAATGATTTAGTTAGCAATGATTATGGTAAATTGTTGTTTAACCGTAACTTGCGGCTGCTAATCCCTGCCTAGCAGTACCTACTCCAGTAGTGTCTGTAGCAACTACTCCAGTGTTCGATACTAGGTTGGTCATTGATGTCATTGATCCAGTAGATCCATAACCAAATATAGCTGTATCAGTTCCGTATCCGGCGGCTGCTAGAAAATATCTAGCAGTGCCAACACCAGTTGTATCAGTAGCAACAACACCAGTGTTTGATACTAGATTAGTCATTGACACATTAACAGTAGTAAGACCGTAACCAAAAATAGCTTTATCTGTACCGTAAGTTGCGGCTGCAAGAACAGTTCTTGCAGTACCTACACCAGTGGTATCACTAGCAACAGCGCCGGTGTTTGATACTTTGTTGGTCATTGATACTCTAGTACCATCACTACCGTAACCAAATATAGCTTTATCAGTACCATAGCCAGCGGCCGCAAGTGCTCGTCTAGCAGTGCCGACGCCTGAAGTATCTGTGGCAACGACACCGGTGTTACTTACTAAGTTGGTCATTGATAGCTTCGTTCCGCCATCGGTTTGGCCATATCCAAAAATAGCTTTATCTGTACCATAACCAGCTGCCGCAAGGTCTATTCTAGCAGTACCTACTCCTGTTGTATCAGTAGCAACTACACCTGTATTACTTACTTTATTGGTCATTGACACACTCGCAGTAGCAAGACCGTAACCAAATATTGCTTTATCAGTTCCATAACCCGCGGCTGCAAGATAACTCCTATCAGTACCAACACCTGTAGTATCAGTAGCAACAACACCTGTGTTTGATACTAGATTAGTCAGTGATTGTTTAACTCCCCCGGTTGCCGATCCATATCCAAATATAGCCTTTACCCCTGCCGGTGGTGCAACTATAGTAAATCCCCCACCATTTAATGTTATTCCACCTGTTATTGTTATTGACATTCTTTATTCTTTCTTTGTATAATTACCCGTAACTTGCAGCCGCTAATCCTTGTCTAGCAGTACCAACACCTGATGTATCTGTAGCAACTACACCTGTATTTGACACAAGATTAGTTATTGATGTATCTGGTGCAGAACCATATCCAAATATAGCTTTATCTAGTCCATATCCTGCGGCTGCTAATAATCGTCTAGCAGTACCAACACCTGATGTATCAGTAGCAACTACTCCAGTGTTTGATACTAAATTGGTCATTGATACTACATTATAACCACTATTCATTCCATATCCAAATATAGCTTTATCAGTGCCATACCCGGCAGCTGCGGGATTAAATCTAGCAGTACCAACACCTGTTGTGTCACCAGCAACCACCCCTGTATTACTTACTAAGTTAGTCATTGATACTACAGTAGAACCACCACCCATTCCATATCCAAATATAGCTTTATCAGTGCCATATCCAGTTGCCGCAAGATTGTTTCTACCAGTACCAACACCTGTGGTATCACCGGCAACAACGCCTGTGTTTGATACTAGATTGGTTATTGCTGTGACTGAACCACCATTACCGTAACCAAAAATAGCCTTATCTGTTCCATAACCGGCTGCCGCTAGTCCTTGTCTACCAGTACCAACACCTGTAGTATCTGTAGCAACTACTCCAGTGTTTGATACTAAATTGGTTATTGATGAATTTGCCACACTGTATCCATATCCAAATATAGCTTTATCTGTACCGTAACCTGCGGCAGCTAGTAGTTGTCTACCAGTGCCAACACCTGTAACATCATTACTAACTACCCCTGTGTTTGATACTAGGTTGGTTAATGATACCGCAGCACTGGTAAATCCATAACCAAATATAGCTTTTTTCTCTACCGGTGGTGGTGCAACTATAGTAAATCCACCACCATTTATTGTTATCCCACCTGTTATTGTTATTGACATATGTTACTCTTTATTGAAAGATTTCTGGATGTGCTTTGCCAAATATCTTAATATACTTGCCAGCCATCACATCCGCTTCTGCTTCTATTGGACTACCGGGATAACTATCGCCCGGTTTAATCATATTTAATTCACCCTGACGCACATGTGTTAATTCATGGAAAACAGTGCGTAATATATCTACTAAATTTCTATTAGCACAATACACCCATACTTCACCCGTCTCTGGATTGTGTCTACCAGTATGATGACCTTCTTGCGCTTCATCACTATCATAACTAAACTCTATCTTTGGAGTAGTTTCTAAATTTAACTTCTTACTTGTCCAAGCAAGAAACTTCTTTACAATAGGATTGTTATTTAAATCTTCTTGTTCAGATTCAGTAATGTAGGGTTTTAATAACTCAGGATCATATCCATTATGTCTAGCGGAATCTCGCAATCGTCTTAATCCTTTAGCTTCAATTTCTCTTATTCTATTTCTAGACAAGTCAAACTTATCACCAATCTGTTGTAATGTCATATCATACCAAAATCTTAAAATTAATACTTTTCGTTGGTCATCGGTTAATCTGTTTAAGCCATTTTGAATAATTTGTTTAATACTATCATCTATTTCAGGATCTTCACCAGCTGGATCTTTATATGGCACTCGTTCTGCTCTGTTATAAATATCGTTAGGATCATTTAATGTTGGCATTTTATTATAGGATCCGCGATATGTTGTACCATCCGGGTTGTAATGTCGTCCTCCAACCTCATCTAGTTTATCTTTAATCCAACTGTCCGGAGTCTTATGATATTTTCTAACAAACAAATCATGCAATGCATCACCGGTTATACGATGTTTCTTTGCTATCTTTTTCATTAGTTTATCAATGGTATTATAGTCGTGCTTTTCTAAGCTAGGAAGTTTCTTAGCTAGGTCAGTTGCGGCTGATTCGTATAGTTCTATTGCTCTCATATTAGTATTTATGCTCACTTATAAGGTCCAGTAGCGAATTGGATAACTTAAGGCAGAAGCCG